GCTCCCGATCGCTCCCCCAGTCGTTTACTAGAGAGGATGTAGAGATGGCTTCAATCGTTACAGTTGCTGAACTAAGGTCAATCCTTGGCGTCTCTACGTCCCTCTATAACGATGCTTATTTAACGGACGTGATAGACACGGCTGAGGCGATAATTTTGCCTATGCTCGTTACTTATGCTTCTCCAATTTCAGCAGTAGAACTAGAAAACAATATTGCCACTTATCAAGTGCTAGGCGATAACAACTTCTCAGAGGGTCAGAGCGTAGTCATCACAGGATGCGGCTCGCCATTCAATGGAACTTTTACTATTCTAGAATCTAGCAATTATGACGTAGATACATTTATCGTCAATTCTAACTCTCGCATATTCGTCGATGGAGTTTACAGAGATTTCAACGGATTCTTCACAGTAGCAATTACAAACGCCGATATTACCGAGCGTAAGGTTATTCCTTCAGGACGTGCAACCCTATCTGGCGCTTCTACTTATGTCGGAGTCAGTGCAGTCGAGTCAGCAGTCCTCGCCGTATCGGTTGAAGTTTTCCAATCTCGTATTGCTCCAGGTGGACAGATTGAGGGCGTGGACTTTACTCAAGTCTCGCCATATCGTTTAGGTCGAAGCCTCTTTAATCGTGTATCTGGACTCCTAGGGCCGTACATCGATACTGATTCTATGGTGCAATAATGCCAGCATCGACCATCCTAGACACAGTTCGCCAGCCACTAGCTACGGCTTTTACCAACGTTGCAGGCAACGTTTATGCCTACGTCCCAGAGGCTCCTATGGTTCCTTTCGTAGTGACAGTGCCGGACTCGCCTTATCTCGAATTAGAAACCATCAACAAATCCACACTGCACATTAAGATCAATCTTGTCATTTCAGTAGCGGTTGCTTATAACAGTAACCCTGCATCGCTCGACAATCTCGAGCAGCTAGTAATAAGTGTTCTGAAAGTGATCCCAGCAGGGTACACAGTCGGAGCGGTTGAAAAACCAACAGTAACTCAAGTCGGGCCATCCAACGTGCTGGTTTCTGATATCCGAGTTTCTACCTACTATACACAAACAAACTAAAGGAAAATAATATGGCAACCGTAGTAATCACAGGGCGCGATATTTCTCTATCTTTCACAGGTGGAACAGATATCGAGGCACAGGCAACTTCAGCAGTTCTCACAAAGACAAACCTTCGCGAGACTTATCAGACACTCGATGGTGAGGCTTACAAGACCACAAACATCGAAGGCACATTTGCACTTTCAATGCTCGCTGACTGGGGTAAGGCTAACTCAGTATGTGAGGCACTTTGGACTGCGGCTGAATCAGCACCAGATACAGATATCAGCGTTACTTTGACTGCCGCTACAGGCGCTCAATTCGTATTCCCAATCATGCCAGAATTTCCTACCGCAGGAGGCGCTGGAACAGATGCTCAGACTGTAGACTTTACATTCAAGGTATCAAAGGGCGCAGTCGTAGAGACATTCAGCTAAAAACTAGAAACGGGAGCAAACAATGCAACAAAACATAACAATTAAATATATTGACGGATCAGAAACCACTTACCAAGTGCGTCCGCCAGATTACGCCAAATGGGAACTAACCACTAAAAAGGTTATTGCTCAGTTCGGCGGAATGTGGGACATCCTTTACGTCGCGCATAGCGCTATGAAAAGAGATGCAGGAGGCAAGCCAGTTAAGCCGCTCGATGTCTGGATGGAATCCGTTACCGATGTTGAAGTCGGTGATGAGAGCCCAAAAGTCATCCAAGAGGAAGCGTAAGCCGACTCTTAGTAGAACTGGCCATAGCGACTCAAATCCCTATGGATCATTGGCGAACAGGTGAGGATATCTTGACCGCTATTGAAGTATTGGAGGAGCGCAATCGTGGCAAGTGAGCAAGTAGCACTAGACCAGACTGAACTACGCCAAGTCTTTAAGGCGCTCAAGGGTATGTCGGATGAAGCAGTAGATGAAGCGAAACGCCAGTCGGGAGCGCTGGCGGATTTCGCTCGATCAGAAATCATCCAAACGGCTAACTCTCGTCCAAGCCGAGCAGTAGCTGGACGCATCGCAAGTGGAGCCCGTGTCAAGAAGTCAAGCCGTATCGGTGAGATTACTTACGGATTCGCTTCTCAGAAGTTCTCGGGTGGAGCAACCACTAAAGACATCTGGGGCGGTTCTGAGTTCGGTTCTAACAAGTTTAAGCAATTCCCAGTCTGGTCAGGCCGTGAAGGTCGAGGCTCTAAGGGCTGGTTTATCTATCCAACGTTACGCAGGATTCAACCTGAGATAGTCGCAAAGTGGACTGCCTCATTCGATAAGATTCTAAAGGAGTGGAACTAATGGCCTCAACATCCAGAGCCTTAACCCTCAAACTCCTTGCAGACGTTGATAACTTTACTAAAAATCTCAACAAGGCCGATGGAGAAGTCCAGACCTTTGGCGGCAAAGTATCTGACTTTGGTAAAAAGGCTGGCCTAGCCTTTGCAGCAGCAGGAGCCGCAGCCGTTGCCTACGCTGGCAAGTTAGCGATCGATGGAGTTCAGTCAGCCATTGCCGACGCAGCAGCTCAAGAGAAGTTAGCCCTAACGCTCAAGAACGTTACAGGGGCAACAGAAGCGCAGATTAGCGCAACAGAAGATTACATAACCAAGACATCTTTAGCCTTTGGCGTTACAGACGATGAACTGCGCCCATCCTTGGAGCGTTTAGCCAGAGCAACAGGCGATGTGCAGAAAGCGCAAGAACTTCAGACTATCGCGATCGATGTCGCCGCAGGTAGCGGCAAGTCACTTGAGGCAGTCACAAATGCCATGGCACGAGCCGCCGAGGGCAATACTGCATCGCTTGGTCGTTTAGGTATTGGTCTATCAAAGACCGAATTAGCAACCATGAGCATGGAGCAGATTACTGCCAAACTGGCTAGCACCTTTGAAGGCCAGGCATCAGCTAAAGCAGATACATTCCAAGGCAAGATGGATCGCCTCAAGATCGCTTTCGATGAAGGTAAAGAGACCGTAGGCGCTTACATCCTTACTGCGATCACCCCTATGGTTGAAACAATCGTCAATAAAGTGATACCGGCAATTTCAAGCTTTACTAGCAATCTTGGCGAGAAGTTAGCGCCAGTCATGAAAATTATTCAGCCAGTTATTGACGGAGTTACCTTTGCGTTCAATAAGGTTCGTGATTCTTTAGCAGAAAATAACGCAAAACTTCAACCGTTTTACGATTTCATGGTCGGTATTTACAACTTCGCTAAAGATTTCCTTGCGCCCGTTATTGGCAAAACTTTAGGATTAGCGTTTAAGTCGCTTGGTACTTTCATTTCTTTGGCAATAGATACCTTTGCTGATTTCGTACAGACTTTGACCAATATCTATAACCGTGTCATGGGCATCATTAATGCCATAAAAAGCGCGGCTTCAGCCGTGTCTGGATTTTTTGGCGGCGGAGATAATCCTACTTCAGCAACTCCAAGCATAACCAGAACTCCAACATTGCCTAGGGTTACAGTTCCTTCTAGCCAAACTAACATTACGGTAAACGGAGCCATTGATCCAGAAGGTACTGCGCGGACGATCGTAAACGTCCTTAACAATTCAGCAGCTAGAGGCACACTTGGCGCGGCAGGATTCTCCACGCCATGACGGCCTATACCCCTGATTACAAGGTTCTTATCAATGGGGTCGAGTTATCGAACATCACGATAGCCGATCTCACTATTACTTCAGGTCGAACCGATATTTACCAGCAACCCGTTGCCGGATATTGCCAGTTACAGTTACTTAACCTAGATAACGCTAGTTACGATTTCACAGTAGGTACAGGCCTTACGGTAGAGGTTACAAACTCAGTAGGGACCTATATTCCGATCTTTGGTGGCCTTATATCCGATTTTACGGTAACGGTTAATAGCGCTGGCGATCGAGGATATACAACTATCGCCACTATTACTGCGCTTGGAGCATTATCCAAACTTCCTAAGATTATCGATGCAGGCGTTCTAACTGCCGATTTTGATGGCGATCAGATTTACACTCTTTTGAATGGCTATCTTTTAGGATCGTGGAATGACGTTCCGCCTGCTGAAACATGGGCATCATATAACCCCACAGAAACCTGGGCTAATGCCGTGAACGTAGGATTAGGCGAGATCGATCAACCAGGCAACTATGAACTTATCGCTCGATCATCGAGCAACACAGACCTTTATTCACTTTGCACGGCTATTGCGAACTCAGCCTTTGGAGTCCTTTACGAGGATGCAGAAGGCCGTATTGGGTACGCAGATTCAACTCATCGACAGGACTATTTAGCCAATAATGGATACACGACTTTAGACGCTAACCATGCCAACGGCTTAGGTTTATCAGCTACCACTCGGGCTGGCGATCTTCGTAATTCATTCACAATCACATCTGGGAATACCGGCAGCCATGTTTACACGGCCACAGACTTAGAGAGCCAAGGACTTTACGGAGTTTATGCTGAGTCTTTTACATCCAGAATTAAGAACAATAGTGACGCAGTAGATTTTGCGGATCGTTATATTGAACTTCGAGCCTTTCCTTACGCCAGATTTCAGAACATTACCTTCGTTTTGGGTAACCCAGAAATTGATGACTCAGACCGAGATGCCCTCATCAACATCTTTTTAGGTCAGC